CCTCAAGCCATTTTGAAAATGCCAAGCCTGCCAAAGCGGCAAACGCGGCAAACCCGACGCCGGCGGCCAATCCGCCAGTCGCGGCCCCGCTTCCGGCTGTATAACTGCCCGCCTGGGCCGCACCCAGACCAGGACCTGCATATGCACCGCCGGCGGCGCCGATGCCCCCGCTTGCCGACACTCCGGCGTAGCTGGTGCCCAGATATGCGTTTGACAGCCCGGCCATGCCGTAATTGGCATACGTGCTGCCGATGCCGTAAATCGATTTTAAAGACGACAGATTCGACAACAGGCTGACGCCTGTCTGATCCCCGGACATCGGCATGCCTGCCGCGCCCTGGCCGCCGGTCACCACATTCATCATGATCCGGGTCGACCACGTGGCCGCGATCTCGGCAAACACAGCCTTGGCTTTGTCCAAAAGTATATCAAACGCGTTTGCTCCGTCATCGATCAGATCCCGCCACAGGCTGGCGTTGACGTCGTGGATGTTGTCATAGAGGCGCTCGTAGTTGCTGGTCATTTCATCGGCGGCTTTTTCTTCGGCCCGGGACTGCTCTTTCAATGCTTTTTCATGGGCGCTGGTCTTGTCCTCCTGTAGCCTTTCATACGTTTCTTTTTCCCTGGCAATCTGCCGGTTCATCTCGGTGATATAGTCATGCCAGCTGCCCTGGATATCCTCCTCATTGTACCGGATGGCTTTCAGGGCCGCATCCAGCTCCCAGGCCGCCTGGGTGGCATCATTCATTTCATCTGTTGTGCCGCCCAGACTGCCGCCCAGGCCGTTGACAGCGCCGTCTGCATCGGCCGCACTTGCCGGAAGAGCTTTCATTCGCTTCAGGACTCCGTCCACAGAAGATATCAAGGCCGCATACTGTTTTTTGTTTTCAAGGATGACCGCTGAGTTGCCTTCCATCATCATGGATGCTGTTTTCAGATTCAACTTTGCGTCGGCAAGGTTGTTTTTGTATTTTTCCATTTCAGCAGCCATTTCCTGCTGGCGCTTGATGTTCACCTTGACAACACCATTTTCCATTTGGGTCGTATAGTTTACCAGGTTCTGAATCGCCCTTTCCGTCATCGATATCTGTTGCTTTGAAACAACACTGACAACAGCGCCGAAAGTGACCCGGACGCTGGCAATGGCAGCCTCAAAAACTTCTGCCGCCTGGGCCATCACCCTGAACATGCCCACCACGCTGATCAACCCGGACTTTGCCAGGAGCATCAGCTCTTTCCGGTTCTCCTGTATTTTTACTGTCCATTCCGCGAATGTATCTTTGGCCAGCTGGGTCATCTGAATGAAAAATTCATTCTTGGTAATCACAAATCCCAGCTCTTCTTTCATATCCCCCAGGGCATTGTTGGCCTGGGTCAGGCCCCCGTTAAAATCCTTGGCCATGGCCTCGGCGGCCCCGCCAAACTGGGTTTCCAGCTCTTTCAAAATCATGTTCTGGGCTTCCATCATCTGCCCGGATTCCTGGAGCGCGGCAATCTGGTCTTTTTGCTGATCGGTGAACTGGACTCCTGCCCGGTTCAACGCCGTAATGCCCTTGATAGGATCGTTCAATGCCTTGCCGATCTGGAGTATGTTGGAATTCAAATCCGTGCCCATGATTGTGGCCATATCCATGGCGGCTTTGGTGGCACGCTCAAAGCCCTCCCCGCGCACCTGCTTAAATGTGGCAAGGATGGCCATGGCTGACAGCGTGACCTCATCCCCATACCGAGTCACCTGCTGCATCTGTCCTGCCATGGCCTTAAGCTGGTTCAGGTTGTATCCGGCCGACTTTCCGGTGGCCCGCAGCACCGCCCCCAGCTTACGCTCAGACGCTTCCTGTTCAGAGGCCAAATCAGTGTATTCTTTCGCCGCTGCCTTAAGGCTGCCCCAGGCTTTGGCCAGACCGATAATCCCGCCTATTGCAGCCCCCATCTTCAGCATGGTAGACATGGACATCTTGGCGCTGCCGGCAAAGGATTTTGCGCTGCTGTCCATGTCCTTAAACGCTTTATCGCCTTTCCGGCCGGTGGACTGGCTTTCCTTCCCCACATTCTGAAGAACCTTGACAGAGCCTTTATCGTCTATCTTCAGCGAAACATTGATGGTGCCGGTGTTAGACACTGGTGAACCCTCCCAAGATCAAGCCATTCCTCATATGTGAGCATCTCCGGATCAATGGGGAACCCTGCGGACTGGAGTTTGCGGATATCGAGCAGCTTCTGCGTGTAAGGATGGATCTCCCAGGGCGGCAGCTTCGGGCAGTTGGCACAGGCCCATTCCAGCCCTGCGTCATCGTTTTCCTCCCGGCATTTTTCAAACTCTTTGTCATCGCAGATGTTCCCCTTGCTTATATATTCCAGATCATGCTCAAGAATCAGTTTGGGTCGGTGGCGTCCCCTTTCTCACCATCTGGCAGATCTTCATCTTCATCGTCGTCAGACGTGTTTTCAAACGCATGGATGGCCAGCCGCTCAATCAGATCCGCGTTGTGGCTGTGAAACCAGTCTTTCCAGTCTTCCCGAAAATGTGAATCCCCGGCCGTGGAATTGACCGGCACGGGCTCACCGCTGATTTCTTCTCCGAAATCCCCGGACCGCCATCCTTCCAGTATCGCTTTTCCCCACTTCTGCCGGCACTCGCCCGTGCAGTTAACCACCTTGTTTCTGACTCGCTTGTGCATCCCGTTTGTGTAAGCAGCCTGTTCCTTGGCGGTCGGAGTCCGGAAATACAACTCCAGACTGGAATTAGAAATATTGTCATGCAGACGAAGGGTGTTGGGCTTGTTGGATGTGACTCTCATTCATTCTCTCCTTAAAATTATATGTTTTTATGCTGCGTAGGCAGCAGCCAGGTTCTTTACTTTGACGATCACACTGCCATAGGTATCGTCCTCCAGGACCTCCAGATCCCCTTTCTCTCCCAGGCGTTTTCCGTTGGCGCTTAGGGACGCCTTCAGGACTCCTAACCTCGGGAATATGATCTCCACCGAGTATTTATGGCCGGTATCAAACTCAGCCCCTTCAGCCAGTATGGAGGCGCCGAAGTATTCGTTCGTGTCCATGTAGTTGCGGACGATCATGTCTCTGAATTCTCTGTCCAAGCTCAGGGTCTGTTTCCGGCCATCCCGGAAGTATTGGCTGGCATAGGCGCCGCCGCCCCCTGGGACAAACTCCACGTTTCCATTGTTGGCCAGTCGATGCTCAACCGAATTGATCTCCGGTCCCAGTTCTCGGCCCCCCTGGAAGGCGGATCCGTCATACTTGCCGCCCAGGGTAAGGGTCAGTTCAGACACCCGTAATGGTGTCTCAGACACCCTTGCCGGGAAGGTCATCCAGGAGACCTCCGTGGGGGCATACAACACCTTGTATGGTCTGGAGTCCGTTCCGACGCCGGGCGCTGTGATGGTGATCGCGGCCGGTGTGGCGGATGATACCGCGCTAAAGTCCACCTCAGTCCAGACCCCGGATGCCAGCTCCACCCGGATCTGGTGGATGGCATCCACGCGCTCCTGGGCGGTTGCACCGGCAACGCCGTTGGCAGCCAGTGTCAGGGTGGTGACATTCTCGGCCGCCGTGATGGTTTCCTCAACCACTGATTTGTCTGTTTTGCCAGTTCCAACAACCTCGGCCGTTGCTTTGCACCAGTCATCCCGGGCAAATGTTGCCGTGACCTGGTTGACAAACATTGAGTAAAACCGTTCTTTTGAAATCGTTTTACCGAGCCGCTGCGCCGCCGTGAATGACGGCAGGGATCTGCTCTGGTCAAGCTCCCCTGTTAAAGGGGTGATGGTTTTTAAATAGCCGGTACCCGCTGATGTTGATGCGCTGACCCCCAGGGCATAGGCATAAAGAACTGCAAAATGCTGGGGCTGGGCCTTGGGAAAACTCAAGGACAAGGTGGCCGTCTGTCCCAGATCATAAATAGTATCGGCCTCTTCCTTGCCAGTGGCTTCGTCCGCATTGTTTTCCCGCCGAGGGTCTAGGGTGACGATATCACCCACCGCAGCCAGCAGGGATAAATCCAGTGTCTGTGCCGTGTTGATGTCAGTTTCCATCGTATACGCAGACACGGCGATCATGTTGTGGTTGGCTCTAATGCTCCGCATTATTTCTTCTCCTTTGCCGGTTTCGGGTCATTGGTTTTGACCGGGACTTTGGGAGTTGCGGTCTTTACAATTTCAAACCGGTGTTTTTCTCCCGTGGGGATGGTGTCGTATTCCCGGCCCCGTTTAAATTTCATTCCGGCAGCCGGGCCGTCCACGACCTCGAAAGACTCCTGTCCGGGTTTCAGTCGATACATGTTCAATCCTCCTTGATATATTGATAATAAACAGTCTTTCGCATGAGCATGCCGCCCTGCCGGTAAAGCAGCTGTATGGCGGATTCGTTGCCATGATCGACGTCCTTGACGTAAGATCCGGGCAGAGAAGTTTTAAGCTGTGTCTGGACCGATGCAGCCAAATCGAACAGAGAAATCATGCTGGCATCAACCTTGATCAGCTGCTCATACACATAGATCTCCACCGGCAGGGTCAGCTCGTTGACCTCGCCGGCCAGATGCGCCACGCCCACGTCCCCGTCCTTGATGCCGATGCACGGAAATTTCTGTCCGGCCGGCACCACGTCCCTGTCCGCGGATAAAAACACATCCGCATCCCGCAGCCCATCGATCTCTCTGAGCCGGGCCTGTACGGCCAGCAGCAGGTCTTTCATCTATCGCCTCCCCATGATGATCCAGTCTTTGACCGTCGCCTGGAACTCTTTGATGTCCGCATCGTTGAACCCCAGAAACTCGCGTTTCGGGATCCGCGCCGACCGGTTCCGGCCGGCCATGCCGCCCCGGTTGTGGATGGCGGCATATACCTTGTTGGAATACACGCCCGCACTGTCCCGGGTCGCTTTGGGATGCACCAGTCTCAGGAGCCCGTTGCGCTGAAGGATCTTGTCGATCTTGCCGGATGCCTGTTTTTCCATCCGCGTGGCCAGTTTCAACGTCTGCCACGCGGATCCGTCCGGGGCCTGCTCCTTGTCGAACCGGTCTTCTGTCCTGGTCACCATGTAGTCAGAAAAAGGCTCCATAACCGGCTTGAAGTTTTTCACCCGGCCGATGGTCTCTTTGAGCATCTGCTGAAACGCCCGGTCATCCCACTGATATGCCACGCCATCACCGGCCATATCTAAAATCCTTTCATCTTGTCACGGGTAAAAATCCGTGTGTCCGCCTCGATTTGTGCATGGTCCCGGCTGCCGGATCCGGACGCGGCCGTCACCCCGGCGATCACCGCCTTGCCCGCGGCCGCATCCTTGAGAAACTTCACCGCATCCTCGTACCGGCGCCGCACTGAATCGGTCTCCCGGTTGCGCCTTGCCGCCAGCTTGAACACGGCAATGTCCACGGCCATGCTTTCCAGCACCGCCGGGGCCGGATCCACCGGCACCGTGTACCGGGCCGCCAGGTACGCATCGATCAACGCCCCGGCCGCCGCAATGGCCGCATCCACCACATCCGTGTCCACCGCGCCTTCGTCCGCGTCATCGGTATACAGCTGCAGCTCGGCCTCATCGACCTGGTCCAGAATATCCGCCAAAGTGCAGTAAGCCATCTCTTATTCCTCCGGATCCCCCGCCGGAAAAGCGGTGTTGAACGTGATCAGCTCGATCAGCTCCGCTTTCCTGGCCTTGCTTGACACATCGATCTCCAGGTCCGTGCAGATCTCTTTCAGATCCGCCACGGTCATCCCTTCCAGCCATTCCAGTAACTCCGCCTCATCCGCCGGCGCCCCCTCGATCAGC